TCGTAAAAGGTAGAGCCATGTCTAAAAATATCTGCTGGCCGTCTTCAGCTAAGAATAAAGATGCTGTGCCTGTTCCTGACCCCACCCCTGTTGCGGTAAAGTCAACGCCAACAGTGTTAGCCGACGCACCAATAGCCGTGAAGTCAGTCGCGCTACCGCCATTGACCAGACTAAGTATTTTGTACCGCTTGTTAACAACAAACGATCCTGCAACTGTCTTAGATATTTGTGCAGGGTAGTCTGATAGGATGTAGGTGTCGTCAGATGAGAGAAACACCCCCTTAACCCCATTGTATGCGTTGCGTCTTGACTGCTTAGTCTGTACGGTAATCTCGCCCACCGCCACGGACTCATCAACGGTAAAGGCTGGGGCAACATAAGCACCTGCATGGATCTCAAACTGACCACCTGAATAGACTAAGCGACCAATCATTGAAGTAAGCATTTGCTCAATATTGCTTTTGATTGAATTGGCAGTATCTACCACACCATTAATTGTGTATCGCTTCTGCGTTCCACCTGCGGCCAAAGACACCGTTTGATCACAGACACCTTTAGCCGTTATCACTGAGGCTGTTAGGATGTTTGCAACAGTCTCCCCTAATCCGTATTTTGTGTCTCTTAAATAATCGTAAGCACACAAAGCGGGGTTGTCAGACCATGCTGTTGAATTATTACTTGGATCAAGAACCTTTTTGCCACGCACAATGGTCGAGATATTTGGCAAACCTTGAGCAAACTGATCAACGTCATAAGTTAGCCTAACAACCATATAGGCTGTATCAAGCAATATATGGCTTGTTGTCCACTTGTTAGATGCCGAAACTAATCCGCTGTCTGCGGAAGTTTGATCGCCTTTATATTGTGAAATATGAACATAAGGTGATGTGCTACTATTGTCAGAACTTGCCCAACCACTTTGATAAGTTGTGCCGTCCAAAATCTTTTTGTCGTTAAACCATACAGACTCAAAAGCATCTATCTCATGTCCTGCTACAGCAACAACTAGATAAAGAAATTTATTATCGTTTCCTGTACTTTCAAGATAAACAATGTTGCCGCCCATGCGAGCGCGACCATATATGATCTTTCGGGAATGTGCTGCTTCTCTAGTAGTAACAGATCGGCCACCCATTTGGGAACCCATATCTAATTTGGGTGCTAATGCGCGAGATACTAAAGACAACCCTGCGCCAAGAGCAAAAGCCGCCCAAGACCAAAAGGTTCCTTGAATGGCGGCAGCACCCATGGCCGCTAATCCTGCAATTAATGAGATTGCCATTCTTTAATCCTTAAAGCATTTAGAGTAAATGCGCTCAACCAAGTCGAACCCCATTGAGAGCATTAAGCTGTCAAAAGGAAGATGGACTTTAGTGTTTATGTTAAGTAATGAAATGCCATTGTCTCGGCAGTAATCTTCGGCAAACTTGGTTAGCTTGTAGCCAGTTGCCCCTGCCCTAGAATCAGGCAATACAAAAAGCACATCGTTGTTGGCAAAGATATGATCTTTATAATGGGCGCTACGACCAACCATAAGGACGCAATAACCAACAAGCTCACCGTCTTGTCTTGCGGTAAAGACGCGCAACGTACCAGCAGAATCGAGCTTTGCATACTCTTCCCAATTAGGATTTAGTTTTATCTTTCCTTGATTAAGCGCCACCAATTCCCAATGCTTTTCGATCAATGGTTTAATATCTTCTTTAACGCTGGCAAGGCATTCATGGGCAATTTTCATTTAATAATGGTACAAAGGCGTGGTACCACTGCCATCGTCAAAATCGCCACCGCCTGTCGGTGTTGCCCTGCCCCATATGATCTGCTTCTGGACGATGGACGTTACAAATTCAAAACCCTTGTCAGTCGGGTGATCTATTTTCTGATCCTCCGCTGTATAGCGTCTTACTTTTGCTCTTTCAAAAGAAATCAATTTGTTTTCAACGGCAATACTGATAGTTGAATATTGTCCGTTTTCTGCAATAGTCATCGTGTCCATAAAGCCTGAAAACACAATAACAGGGTCAGAGATTAGCGAACCAGATGCGTTAAATGCTCCAAGAGAAACAGTCAATGCCCGACCTTGATAATCCTGATCTTTCGCCATTGCTATGAATGATGTTTTTATCCCGGTTAAACTAACATTGATGCCAGTGGCTTGTATGTCTGATGTCTCGGTTATCTGAGATATAGAGAGCAAGTCCCCTGTGCCTGTGTAAGTATTGCCACCAAAAGCAAGATTACCAATGCCATTCCAGATATTCAAAACACTAGAGTCAAAAACCATCCTTACAAAGTAAGCGGGGCGAACCACATCTGCGGTGGTCACTGTAGTCATTCCACTGGTTAATGTTCTACTCATAAGGCTTCCACGCAAGCAAAGGAAAAGCCGTAAATACTGGCTTCATTGATTGACCAACCAACATCATTAGAAGCCATGCGCCAGAGGCTTTTAGGTAAAGTGAAATCACAGGCTTGACCACTCGCAATAGTTGCCCTCAAAGGAGGCTGAAATGCCAAAGCTCCAGCACCCGATGATTTGTCAGCAGTTGTTATATACAAGTAATCGCCTAGCTGAAAGTACGTCCCTGCTGTAACTGCGGAGCCGCCTGATGTAGTGGTCAAGGTTTCTGCTCTAACAGTTGCTTGAGCGCCTAACGTGGCCGTTGCTGTGCTTGTATGCAGGGGATTGCCAAATGTGAACGTCCCCTCTCGACCTTTAAGGCCAATAATGAAAGCCTCAACTGATCGAGACTGCGCGTGATTTAATGGTGGTAATGAAACTTCTGCTTGCCATCGTGCGCCCTGATGAGCATAGACTTGGGTGTCTAAGGTAAAAGGTGATTCAGCGACAGCGACAACTCGACGTAATTGCATAGACATATTTTGAATGCCAACATTTGGAAAAGCTAAAGGCATTATGCGCCCCCCATTGCTTTAGAGAAGTTGCCACCGCGCAATCTAGCATCTGCGACAGCACCTTTAGCGGCCTGTGCTATCTGAGGCATTAGCTGAACGATCTCAGCCCTTACAGTGGACTGTATGCCTGTAGTGACGTTGATGGTTTGGTTGACCACTACACCGCCACCACCGCCACCGCCTTTGGTGTGATCAATGACTGTTTCATTCGGGTGAAGGATTGCTGGGAAGCCGCCTTTGCCATCGACACCGCCAGAGCGTGAACCCATACCGGTAAAGCCGCCACCTGCAAATGAAGGACTGTAACTGTTTGGCGCGCCTGAACTGCCACCGCCACCGCCACCACCACCAGAAGGGAATGCGTTGGTGATTGCGCCAAATATCGCCTGTGTAATGTAGTATTGAACTAACATCTCAATCAGGCTGTCAATTACAGACTTAGCCATTATTTTCATAGCATCAGAGAACTTCTCCGCGCCAGTGATGGCATCGGTAAAGCCTTTCGTGAACGCATTCATTGCATTGTTAGTTAGACTTGTCATGCCCTCCTCTACAGTGGGCAAAGCCTTTTTCCAATCTTCAAACGCTTGCTTCATAGCGCCTATGGCTATAGTGCTTGTTTTTGCCTTTTCATCAAGCGCCTCAAGAGGGGCAATAACGCCTTCTATGGCAGGAACAAATTCATCAACGGTTGTTCTAGCCGACGCAAGCATGGCTAATAATCCATCCAAGTTGATTAATGGAATCTCAGAGGTTCCTTGACCTTTACTGACAAGGTCGGCAATAGCAGCCGTTAACTCGTCCTTTTTTTCTAATAGATCACCGGTACTCCATTTTTTAGGAAAGAAGTTATCCCAATCACCAGTAGCAATCGCTGATTGCGCTCGCCATCTGGACAGATCACCTGCCAACATATCATTAACAATTTCTAAATCTTTAGCGAGAGCATCAAAGGATGATGAATTACCAAACAAGCTATCCCACTTTGCTTTACCCGCTATCATTGCGTTGTACATTCCAATAACAGCGTTGCCGATATTTTGAGCAGCAGTTACCGTCGTCATTGCACCGTCGATAAAATCAATCGCTAAAGATTTAGCAAACCCGTCCAACCCTCCTTTAGTGTTATCAATAGCGGTCAACAGTTTGTCTTTAAACGCTGTTGCAAGCCCTTCTATAGCTGGGGCGAGTTTGGCAACTATTTGATCCCTAATTCCCTTAAAAAGAGCCTTTAATCGAGTGATAGCATCATTAGCATCTTCTACCCCCTCCGCTGCATCTGAGGACATAACAAGGCCAAGCGTCTTAGCCTCGCCAAGCAAGTCTTTTAAACCATCTCTGCCAAGACCAAGTGTGTTGACTAATGCTGCACCTTCACTGTCAAACAGCTTAAACGCTAATCTAAGGCGATCAGATTCATTTTCAACCTTACTAAACGCATCAGCTAGAACAAGCATTCTTTGATCAAGCGGCATATTGTTTAACACTTTAGCGTTAATGCCTAGCTCTCTGATTGCTCCTTTTGCTTCACCAGTTCCTTTTGCCGCTTCTGCTGCTCGTCGAGTAAACCGCTGTAAAGCCATATCCATCGTTGTCGTCGCAACGCCAGTAATGTCAGCCGCATACCGTAAAGCACTTAGTGCCTCAGTGGTTGTGCCTATCTTGCTTGCCGTCTTAGCCAGTGAATCAGTGGCAGTCAATGATGAGCGAATAAGCAATCCAAATCCGGCCACACCAGCAACACCAATTAACGCTGTTCGCATACTAAAGAGTGATTTAGTTAAACCCCCTAAAGCTCTGCCAACAGATCCAAAACCTTTTTTGGTTTTATCTACTGCACTGATAATGATCTTGGTGTTTTCAGCCATTGTTCTCACTCATTATTTGGTAATAGGCCATCCACTCGTTGAAATGGGTGACGGACATTTGCTCTGCGTCTTCGATGCTCATATGCAAGCGATCAGCCAAAGATAAAAGATTCATCCTCGATTGATCGCGTTTCAGTTTTTTGAAGCATCCTCAACAGATTCAATCTCTGCGAACATCTGATTAGCGATTTCTGAAATTACGCTAGTCTCTTCACCCATCAGATCGATGCGATCTTCAGCAGAGGTAAATAGCTTAGAGCCTGATTCATCCATAGACTTCATGAGAATAAGGTCAATCATCGCGCCAATGGTGGTGTTTTCCAGAAACTTGGGATGCTTTTTCTGTAGCTGATCTAAATCATAACAACTGATCGATCCGCAATAGAGCTTAAAGGGAACGCCCTTATCATCAGACCAAGCATCAACCACTACCTCGCGCAGTGGAATGGTTCTTCTTGATCGTAACTCCTTTGCTAAACCCATTATGAATGAGCCGCTTCGGTTACTGTTCCACCTTGAATGCTGAAGCTCGCTTCAACCATGCCGTCAAAAGATGAGCTAATCGACTTGCTTGTTACAATTCCAGTTCCTTTGTAATATTTTACAGTTGCCGCTGTACCTGATGGGCTAATTTCCCAATCTATCTCCGCACCTGCATCTAAAACCAACTGCTGTGCATCAGCTTGATCCCAATAAACCTCAATAC